TGATCTTGTGTATAAAGAAAATGGAGCACAAGCAGTAGCCAACTTCCTCTACAGTGCTAAGTATAACTACTTCCACAGGGTCAGCATTGAGGATTATGAATATTACAATCCTATTCCTTTTAGATTCTTCCTTAGCCTAGACCACAAGAAGTTTATGCCTAAATCTTCACAGGAGATGCTATTCTATGAAAAGATAGTCAGCCCTAGGGCTTATGGTAAGTTTATAGCCTTACACACAAAGAGGATGGATAGATATAGTGATCGCTATTCACGCTATCTTAATCGCTACTTTACCACAGAGGACTTCACAGCCAAGTTTAGATTCCATGCTAACTTCACAAAGATGGTTACAAGGAAAGTCATCATGAAGGATAAGCTTCAGACCTTAGATGAATGGTTAAGCCTCTACAAGCTTACTCCTATTGAGTATTATTCATGCTTTAACATTAAGTCTGACACAGTAACACCTCGTATGGAACTAATCTGTAGCAAGGCAGGTATGGACACAAGGAGATTCCTCTTTAATGCACTAATGCTTAGCCTTGAGAAGCATGTAGCCAATCCTTTCTATGGTGAGAAGGGACATGCCAATCCTGATAGGTCAATAGCGATTAGCCATAGTAAATTTTTAAAGGAAACTGAAGGATCTCCTTCCTTCTAATCATTTTGGGTTGCTTCCTAGTAGCCCTTTTCATTTTATCTTTAAACCCTATTTTAACCTTAAAAATTTATGCTGGTATTTTTGGATTAACCCTTGAGGGAGTAAGGACTAGGAAACTAATCAACCCTCTTTTTACTTAGATTTTTATGTTGGTGAATGGAGAAGCATGTAGTATCAATGGTTTAGGAAGGAATGAACCCTATTTTTACATAAGAAAATATGCTCGTGAATAGGTAAATCAAGCCCACCTCCCTGCCTCCTCATTTTTTAATCGACCTATCAAACAAACATTTTTAAACACTTCCTTTAAACCCCTTTCTTTCCTTTCCTTGCTAGCTTTTAGAAAAATATGCAAAAAATGAATAAAATGAATAAAATATGCATTTTCCACCCATTCTACCCATTCCTTACCCTATCCTAACTGTACTATCTACCCTCTTATCTTACCCAACATAAAAAGCAACCAATAAATGATTGCCTTAGTCTCTCCATCTCTTAGCTATAGCCCACTCACTAAACATTACTACCTTATCACCCTCTAATCCTCTAAGAGCCTGTTTCACATGTCTGCTGTACATAGGAGCATTATCAATAATAACTTGATAGCTATTACCTCCTGTGATTAGTATAAGGTCTTCTTCATCTACCATATAAGAGTAAAGTACAGAAGTCCTCTTCTTTCTACCTTCTTTATAGGTGAGTACATTACCCTCAATCCTTATTGATTGATTGTGATTGTTAGATATCTCTATTATCTTTACCATTATTATCATTCTCCTTAATGATTTACTTCTTACCTATATTATATCAAAAAAGGGTTTACTTTACAAGCAATAACTTACTTTCTTTTCTTCTTTCTTTCTTCCTCTTTCTTGCTCACTCACTTTCTAATTATGAATAGATAAAATTAAAAATATAATTACTAAAAAGCTAAAAAATTTTAAAATAAATTAAAAATTTTGTTAAAAAAGGGTTGACTTTTATTTCTAGTAGTGATATAATTAATACATAAGGTTGAGAGAGATACAACCTAGGAGCTATCAAGATTCAAGTTACTACCTTCTTAGGATAAGGAGCATAGGACTTGTGAGACAAGCCAAAAGCAAAGATCTCACTATTAAAATCAAGGAGGTAGTCAAAATGGACTACAAATTCAATTACAACAATGCTGAACTTTACATCAGTAAATATAATACTTATGGCTCAAGATTCTTCCTACTTGTGGATATTGAAAATAATACAATGTTTACAGGATGGACGGCTTCAACCGTAGCTACTCCACGCTGGGCAAACTACTTTGTACTAGAAAATACTACACAAAAAGAAGTTAAGTGTATTTATAAACACAAGAAAGCCCTTGGTTATGTTGAGCTTAACCCAGATGAATTTCAGGAGGCTCTTAAAAATGGGAGAGTATAAAAAGCTTACATTCTTAAATGTTTCGATTTCTAAAGATAAGGTAACAGTCTTCACTGAAAAAGAGACTTTACTTTCTACTAACAACAACATTCAAGCATATAACAAGCTATATAAAGCCCTAGAAGGTCAGAAAGCTGATATCTATATACTAGATCATTGGGGCAAGAAAATAGGCTCATCTGTGGATAAAAATAGCTTTATGGGTATACTTAGAAGATGGTTTGAAAACTAACTTATACAATCGCCTTGGTAACTTGGAACAACGGTTACACTTTAAATTTAAAATCTAGGAGAAAATAAAAATGTCTAAAACACTACAAAATATCATTGAAAAAGCAGTATCTAAAGGATTCGCCAATAAAAATGGGCGTATGATGTACTATTGTGGAGGAGGCTTGCAAAGTCAATGGCAAGCACGTTACAGTAAAGAAACTGATATTTTTGAGCTTGACCATTGGGGAACTAATATTGTTACATTAGAGCAATTCAGTACTTTCCCACTAGTAGCCCACATTTATGGACAAAGTAAAAGTGACCGTGATGCACTTGTTCAATTATTCAACTATTGTGGAAGAAATGACTTCCATGTTAGTTATAAACCAAGTACAGATCAGTTTGTTACAAAAGTTCAATTTGTAGGTAAGAAAACATTAGAAGACTTTATCATTTAAGGAGAAAACCATGAAAAAAGCATTATTTACTATTCTACTTGCTTGTGTGTTAGGTTTAAATATCTACACACTTGCTAAAGTAACCACTTTTACACAAAAAGAACAAGAAAAGCAGGAATTTGTTCAAAACTACACACTTAAAGATAAGCAGATTTTAGACGCTTATATTGAAAATGGGGATCACAAGCTTGTTATTTGGTCAGAAGCCAAAAAGAGCAAAGTTATTATCACAGTAGCCGAAAATGTTTGGAAATTATCTATAATTGGGAAGGTTTACAATGGAAAGATTTAACAGGATTTTACTGAATATACTTTATATAGGAATTTTCTTCAGTACATTCACTATAATGTTCATTTTCAAGGCTGGTAACGACTTGTCTAATGTATATGATAGATTAGAGAAAGAAAAACAAGAAACTGTAGTGAAAAACCCTAATCCTTCAGACTGTGAGATTGTAGGGAAAACTGATGATGGAGAATATTTACAATTTGTCTTGTGGGATTCTCAAACACAAAAAGAACACAAAATACACGTACACCCTAGTGACTATGACCTTTATAAAATAGGTGATATTTACTACACTGATAAAGATACAATAAATTAAAATCATTGGAGAAATTTAAAATGTTAAAATTAGTTATTTATAAGAAAAATGCTTGTGTTTACCTTGTTGGAGGTACTAAAGAACCTATAGCAAAATTTGATAAAAATTGTAATGTAATTGAAATTGCAACCTCATTAAACTATAAACTAGCTCGCTATTTTTGGGATATTTATGAGGGATTTTATAATAAAGGAAAATTTTACAAAGCTGAAACAGCACTTGATACAGCTTATCAATTTAAAAAACTAATCAAAGGAGAAAACTAAAATGAAAAACACTAAAAAACGCAAACTAAACTCTAAAAAATTATTTATCTATTACTCAAATGTCTTTGTAATCTTTTCTATAGCATTACATCCTGCGCTAGATTATTCTTTTCGCTTGTTCCTTCTCTTCTACTGTGCTGTATATGTTCTATGGACTTTTGTAGATATCACAAGTGAGGCTCACAAGCTATGATCCAGGAAACAGTAGACAAAGTAATTCAATTCATTGAGCAAAACGCTTACTTTCACGTTCCTTATCTTGACTTCCTAGGGGTTTATACCATTGGGGAGTCCTGGGATTGGTTAGAGAAAGGAGACAAGGTTGTTTTGATTAAAGCTTATGAAGATAGTTATGATTATTTTATTTTAAACAAGCTAGGGGAAGAAGTAAGGCTGAAATACATTAACACAGGTACTTTCCAGCCTTTACTAATTCCTGGAAACTTAAAATTTTATCTAGGAGGTTTAAATGATTAATTTAACAGGTCACAATATAAATATCTGTGACCACAAGGGTAACGTTTACAAGATTATTCCAAAGAGTAAGCTCACTTTAAGAGCCTACACAAGTTACAAAACTATTAAAGAGCTTGATGGCGTACCTGTTGATATTATTGATTATACTATCACAGATCCTTTGCCTGTTATCAAGAGCCTGATTGAAAATAATCAGTATATCATTGTAAGCAAGATCACAGCGGAAGCATTAAAGAAAAAAGGTATCACTAAAGGGGTACTAATCACAGGAAGAAAATTCTATTTAGACAATGCCCTAATAGGAGTTAGGGGGTTGAGTCTATATGAATGAAATTAAAATCAAGGGAAGTTATTCAGAAACACTGAAATACTTACAGGAAAATTTAAATCCTGAGGAGTTAAAAGGTTATAAATACCTGAAACCCTTACAGGAGATACAAAAAAGAGCCTTAAGGGCTTCACTAGGTAAATTTTATACAGATCCTATTTGTGACTTTATAATTAAAAATAGACTAGTTGGAAAAGTTAAGGATGAAGGTATTTTAGACGCTTTAACTTACTCTTATATGGAAGTAAGCCAATTCATTGAGGATAAATACACAAATGAATTATTAAATGCCTATGGAAAAGAGGTTATTTACTCAAATCTTGTTCACTTTAGCCCTATTCTTGATATTAAAAAGCAATTAGTAGAATATAAAAGAAAAGAAGCTGAAGAAAAAGCTCATCATTTCTTTAGAGACTCAAAAGGAATAGAAAGATTCTCTAATATAACTTTTAAGGCACTTTTAGAGGACTATTACAGCGGTTTTGAGTATGAGGAAGGGAATAATACACCTAGCCTTAAAAAACAGCTTACAAGCCAAAATATAGCCTTTAAAGAGGATCATTTGAAGGTATGGGGAGAAGTGAAAGCATGGTTTGAAAACTACTACACAGGTAAGCCTAATTTTCATAAGGGTTATCACTACAGAACCTTAATTTATGATTATTTTGATGATAAAATTGAAGATATTTCTAAAAAGTGGGCTTTCTGTGGTTCTTGTCATGCTGAAAGGAAAACAGGAAGTGATACTCCTAAAATTTTAGATGCTATAGGCTATAAAATGCTTAAATTTTACTGTTTAGATGAAGAATATAACCTAATTCCTTCCACACGTATTTATTACTATCAGGAAGGTGAAGATATAGCTTTTTCAGGAACTTACACTAATTTTGGAAGGGGAGAGATGGCTAAAAGTGCTTATTCTTTCACAAAAGCTGTTATGTGCTTTATCTTTTCTAGAAAATTTGAAGATTTTAAAGAAATTGAGGGAATGTGTATAAACACAGGAGAGCTAGAAGATGTAGGAATACGTTTCTATGCCAATACATCACAGGATAGTAGATACAAGCAATTTGGCACAGCTGAGATTCTTTCAGGATTGTGTCTTGATGCAGATGATTGCTTTCATATTTTAGGAGGTTAGGTAAAAAGAAAAAGACCTCCTAAGAATGGGAAGGAGATCTTTCTCTAACACACTAAATAGGATACACAGGAGATCGAAAGATCAACATGTATCAAAATAGTCCTTTGTTAAGAACTATAATACATTATATCACAAGTTGTGAAATTGTCAATAGGTTAAACCTAAAAATTATAATTGTGTGGTATTTAATTGAAATTCTTTATCTGGGTATAGATGAGTTTACAACCTTATTTTATCTGGGTATTAATGGTTAGTATATATAATAATACTTAATTTATATAATATATAGTTACTAAGGACTAGAAAAATAAATTTAAAAATTTTAAAGAAAAGTGTTGATTTTTAAAAATCATTGTGCTAAAATAGGGTTATACACTAATGAGGATGCCAAAAAGCAACAGGAGGTAAAAAAAAATGAAAGTGAGACATTATTTATGTATATTAAAATTCCTATAAACCTTTTGCATGATAATCCTTTCAACTCAATCAATGAATGTTTGTTTTATGCTTTCTGTGCTAGTCACACAGAGGATGAGATAATGACATTCAGTTACAGTACTGAGAAATTGCAAGAGGTTTTTCCTGTGTCTTCATCACAACTTACAAGATATCTTAATAACCTAATAGATCTAGGTATTGCTGAAAACAAAAGCTACCTTTTCAGTCACAGAGGAGTTAAATTTGCAAGTAAAAGAAACTATAAAGTAAATACTAGCCTTTACTATGATAGTTTTAGTTATGATGAAAATGGAAAGGCTAAAGATTATCTTAACCTTAACCTAGGATGGGTTATGCTTTATGGAATGAGCCTAACAACAGCCCTAGTACTTGCTTTTCTGTACACAAGCTATATCTACTTAGGTATGCCTGAACAACAGTATTTGAATACACAAAATGTGATGGAGATGACAAGTATCAAGGAACGTAAAACGGTTTATAAAGCCCTTGACCAGCTTTCTGTGCTAGGATTCATCACTGAGAAAGTATCAGATAAAAGATACTATAGACTAATTGAGGTGAATGAAAAAAAGTGTTTGTGTAAGTCTATTGAAGAGCTTGATGAGTCTATTGCAAACATAAACTTTAATATCCTAGATATCATTAAAGGAAAATCAAAAAGGTTTATTAAATCACTAGAAAGCTACCTGAAAGAAGCTTCTACAAAGTTAGGTGACATCTATTGGGATGCTTATAATGTTATGTTAGGGTATATGCCTGAAAGATTTAAATTCAAGCCTGTGATTGATTGGAGGTTTCTTGAATAAATGAGTAAAGAATTTTTAGATCTTCTAAGAAGAAACTTTTCTGAAGAAGATGTTGTTTTCTTTGGTATAAATAAAAAGTTCTATAATCAAAAACATGAAGAAAATAAGTTTGCTAGAGACTTTGAGGAAGCCAAGTTTCCTGTGAAGCTTATATCTTCTCAGGTAAAAGCTTTAAGGGATAAATATGATCTCTATGTTTGCTTCACTCCTGTGGGAAGAGATAAACGATTAAAACCTAATGCAAAAGATAGCTTCATCATTGCACAAGATATTGATGGAGTACCTATTCCTGAAGATCTTCCACCTTCTTACTATTGGGAAACAAGCCCAGGAAAATTTCAAGGTGTTTGGATTTTAGATAATAAAGTAACTCCACAAGAGCAAGAGATCATCTGTAGAAAGCTTATCAAAAAATACAACTTTGATCCTTGTGGTTCTGACATTGTGCATTTCTATAGGATTCCAGGAACACGTAATCACAAGTATGCTAGTACTTTCAAAGTCTCAGGTATGCAAGGCAAAGGTACAGTGTACAGGAAGCGTGAAATTATCAAGCATCTGAAAGATGTGGATATCACAGAAAGTGTGGTAGTTGATAATGAGCCTATAGAGTATAAAGAATATGACCTAGAAGAGCTTCTACTTGAATATTCTGTTAAGCAGGAATATGAAAGAATTTTAGGATCAGATAGATCAGAATGGGCTTGGAACATTGAGAGCAAAATGTTCATCAATGGAGCAAGCAAGGAAGAAGTAAAATTTGTGCTTCTAAATGCTCCTGATTCAATGGCTAAGTTCACAGAAAGAAATGTAGATTCTGAAGTGAATAGGGTATATGCTAAGGTTGAGGCTGAAGCTAAAGAGATTGAAGAAGAACTTGAAGATAGAGCCTCATTGAAGCGTTTAAGTAAACCTTCTAAAGGAATTGTAAGGCTTGAAGATACTGAGCTAAGAGGCAAGAAACCACACAGAGGTAAAGTCAATATCAAGCGTGTTGATGAGATCGAACCTTTTGACCCTACAGATTTTTGGTTAATTGAGGATCTGTGGGAAAATAACTCAGTTGGTGTGATTGGAGCACCTTCCAAGTCTTTCAAGTCAACTCTTACTCTTAACCTTGCCTGTGCTGTAGCTACAGGAAAACCTTTTGATGGTAGAGAGGTCAAGCAAGGTGCTGTATTGATAATTCAAGGTGAGAATAACTTATCAATGGAACAGCACAAGATATATTCAATCACGGGTGAAACAGAATTGCCTATCTACTTTGTGGATGACAATATCACTATGGATCATATTTACAAGCTCAAGGATAGTATCCTAGAGTTAGGGGTTAAGCTCCTAATTATTGATCCTATGTATCTACTTTTTGGTTCAGGTGATATAAATAAGCATCAGGATATTGTCCTAAGGCTTGAAATGTTATCAGACTTGAGCAAGAAGACTAACTGCTCTATCATGTTAGTACACCACTCAAGGAAGCTTGAGAGAGGAGCTAAGATACAAACCTCAGATATGTATGGTTCTGCATTTATTGAAGGTTGGTATGAGTCAATGATTCTCTTACAGCGACAATCTAACAATTCATCAAGGATGGTCACTTACTTTAGAAACCATAAATCAGGAGATGTTTACGATCTTGTGGTTGATGATAACATGGGGTGTAAAGCTTATAAGAGAAATGATGACTCAGGATATGAGCCTGATAAAATGGAGCTAACAAGACTTACCAAAAAAGAAAAGGAACTTTTTGAAAATGAAAACTAAACTGTTAAGTGGTGAAATTCCACTTGACTTTAAAATTTTTGGAGGATTTAAGATGGTATTAAGTAAATTAATTAAAGAATATAAAGAAATGTGTACTGAGTACGTTCCAGTTGAAAAGGTTTTGGAGGATCTACAGAAGTTAGAAGGTATTTACAAACCTGAGGATGTACCCAAATTTGTTGCTGATTGGTATGAAGAAAACAAAGATGATTTTGAGTATAACCTTTGGAAATGGTTTAACTATGATTCTGATAAGGGTAACAGAAAAAATAAGGAGTTCTTCTTGTGGTTGAATAGTTGTTTAAACGAGCCTGTGGAAACTTTGGTAAAAATGAAGCTTTTTGGTTATAAGGTTAAGGAAGAGAAGCGGTATTATGTAAAAACAAAGAAAATAGCAGATGGATGTAACTATCTAAATTGTCGGACAAGTAAAAATGAATGGAGTTTTGCGGGTATTAGTGAGCCTATAGATTATCGCACACGACACACCCGCGAAGAGCTTGAAGAAGCTGGTTTTGGCTGGGTGTTTGATTGTCCAGGGATTGAGATTGAGGAGGTAGAGGAATGACAGTAGAACAATTCCTTGGATCTTTATCAAGCTTAATGTGGACTACATACTGGTCAGTACTTGTGTACAAATGTGTTAGAAACAGGGAGAAGTGAAATGAAGGAAGATCTAAAGTATTGGGAAACTATTCTTGAAGAGCTTCCTAAATATCCTACACCCTTAACAAACCATGCAATAGGTTATGTTAAAGCTAAAATAGAAAAAATTAAGGAAGGGCAAAATGGATGATAAACTAAATTTTATAAGGTTTTCAGTAGTTCTTATACTTGTAAGTATGTGTGGTTTTGCCTATTGTATAGACAAAAAGCTAGATGACACACAAAATGAATGGAAGCAAATTGTAGTTAAGCAAGGTGAGCACATTAAGAAACTTGCTGAACAAAATAAGGCTCAGGATGTTATCATTAATAAGCTCACTGTTGAGTATAATTTAAAAGGTAAAAAGAAATGAGTAAAGGTGGATGGTACAGATCCTGTACTTGGCTAGATGAGGCAAGCAAGAGGGAAGACCTTTCAGGAGTATTCTTTAGTATGATAGATGCCTACCTTAGACGTGTAGATATGTCTATCAGTGCTTACCTAAGTGAGCTACACAAGAGAACCACAGGTGGAGAAATTAAGAATGGAGGAGCTTACTATTCTGTGAAGAAGGTAGCAGAAAGCAAGCGAATCCTGTTTCCCTACCTTGTGGATAACATGGTGGAAGTGTTTAGCAAGGAAGAGCGTGAATATCTTTGCTGGTACTATGTGAATACTAAAAAAGGGGATGTAAGAAGATCACAGCTCCTAGCAAGCTATTATGATAAGTATGAAGGGAGACAATCTCCTGAAATACCTAAAATATTTGAAGATTGTTTTGTGACCTCTAAGGAAGAGGAAAAGGTTTCAGTAAAGAAGCTATCACAGAAAGAAAAACTAAGAAAAGAAATGAATCGCAAAGAGATTCTAGAAAGGGCACTAGCTATAGAGATTGCTGAAGGAAGACTACACAAGAGTATTCCTTATGGTGAACTAAAAGCTACTTGGAAGTAAAGATGGAGTATAATAAAAAAGAAGAACTTTTTGATAAAATTAATGGACTAAAGATTCTTGGTGCTACTTTACAAGAAAGCTGGTTTAATAAAGGAGTAATTGAGTCTTTTGAACGTACTGAGAGGTTCTTTAATAGAGAGCTTGTACCTGAAGTACCTCAGTATGTAGCTGATTGGTATAAGTCTAATAAGAAAAACTTAGATTATAACCTATGGAATTACATCATGGATTGGGAAGATACAGAAGAGGATAATTTCAAAAGATGGCTAAATAATTCAAAAGATGCTTTTCAAACTATCATTAATATGCACCAGTTTGGTTATAAGATTAAGGAAGAGAAAAAGTATAAAGTAAAATTTAAAAATGTTGTGAAAGACTCATCATGCCTTAAGTATGATGGTGTTGTTGGGAAATGGTATTTTGGTATGGGGAATGATTCTATTGCAATACGTTTATACCACACTAAGGAAGAGCTTGAAGAAGCTGGTTTTGGGGAAGTGTTCAATAGCCCGTTGTTTGAAGTAAAAGAGGTGGAAGAATGATTACAAATTTATTAGATGAAACAGTAGAATTTTTAGAAGAATATGATAAAACACTGGATGATATTTTGTATATTCAAGGTGATGATTTTGAAATCACAAGAAAAAACTTTGAAACAGTGGCAAGGGATACAAATTATGATTCTGGCTATGGTGCTCAACATGTACCAAAAGACCTTGTGCTAGTTGGTGAAGACTGGTGGATTGAGCGTTATGAGTATGATGGTGCTGAATGGTGGGATTTTAAGAGTATTCCAGCAAGAAAGCAGTACATGAAGAATATCACAAACCTGCATAAAGGCATGTGGGATACCCTTAAGGAAATGAATGAGGATGAGTTGTAATGAAATTTTTAATACTTGGTCTTGAAAACAAAGAGGTAGGATTCCAGCTATTTATTATAAATATTTCTGAGATCATTCTAATTGATGAAGTGGATTTATTTAAAAATATATGTTTGAAGGCATCCTTAAAAGATGGTGGTATGCGATATTTCAACCATGTAAGAATTGCTCCTGGAAAACTAGTAGAAGTAAATCGTATTAGTGATTTTTATAAAATTTTGGAGGAGTATAGTGCTTGATTTTTTATACATTACACTAGTCTTTATATGGTTTTCAGGAAGGGTAGGTACTGTGGTTAAGCTATACATATCTTGCATGAAAGGAGAGAGTGATGAATGAGGAAGTAGTTGTAAGATATCACTTTATAGGTGGTGAAACTGTTGACTGCGAGTACACAGATAAAGAAATGTACTGGTTAAGTGTTACCAGTATGGAAGAGCAAGGTTTACTAATCGTTGATAACAAAGTGATTAACACAGAGAATATAACCTATTCTGAAATTATTAAAGAAAGAGTGATGAACATTGATAAACACTATTGATCTTAAATATCCTGTGTGCTTGGATATTGAAACAACAGGTCTTGATAGGTTTAGAGATGATATCACTTCAATTCAGATTGGGTTTACAAATGTAGACCAAGGAAAATATGTGCGTAGGTTCTTCGATTGGAAGAAATTAGGAATGAAACGTGCTTTAATGCTTCTTACTAAGCTTAAGGATGCTAAGCTAGTTACACACAATGGAAAGTTTGACTTACTTTTCCTGTATGTTAAGACAGGGGTAGAGTTGAAGCTGTGGGTTGATACATTGGTAATGGCTCATGTTTGTGGTGAGGAAGAGCTTGGACTTAAACCACTAACTAAGAAGTACTTTAGGGTAGACTATGATATCTCTAAGGAAGCCAAGACAGGAAAGATCACAGAGAAGTTTAAAGCTTATGGTTTGGATGATGTGTACTATCCTATGGAGCTGGTTAAGATCTTTAAGAAGAAGCTAAAAATCTATAACCTTGAGAAAGTGTATAAACATGAGATGCGTGTTTATAAAGCTTACCTTGAGGTTGAAAAGAATGGAGCACCCATAAGTCCTAGAAGACATGAGATAGCTAAGAAGCTTCAGGAGCAGTATAAGCCTATCCTTGAAAGACTACTCACAGTAGGTAATATTAACTGGAACTCTACAGCACAGGTAGCTAATATACTTTTCACAGATAAGGACGTTCCTGTGTATGATGAGAAAGGAGAGAAGCTACCTAACACTTATGAAGTGCTTGAATACTCCTTCATGAATGATATAATATATAGAGGTGAGTTTGACACACGTAAGGGAGCTACACTGTTTATGAATGAGTGGAAGGAAAAGAATCCTCACCTGTATGATATTAAGGTTAAGCTTAAACACAACTATGCCCCTGTGATTATTGGCTATGGTGTAGGGCTTAAGGCTATTGAGAAAACAGCTAAGGGAGTACCTTCAGTAAGCAGTGATGTGCTAGTAAACTATGTGGGTAATCCTGTAGTAGATGATCTACTAGAGTATCGTAGGTTGACTAAGCTGGAAACATTTATTAAATCTTGGGAAGAAATTCAGGTAGATGATAGAATCTATCCTAGCTTCAATATTACAGCACGTACAGGTAGAACTACATGCTCCAATCCGAACATTGACTATTGTTGAGTGTTCTTTCACCGTAAGGTGTCAAAATAAACTGTGTGAACTCAGGGAAACCCTTCATTTATTGGGCAATCCTGATCCAAGCCTTGTAGGGATACAAGGAAGGTCAAGAGACTAGGTATAGTAGTCTAGAACAGATGAAATACCCACGAGCGCACAGCTCCTAGGAAACTAGGATGAAGATATAGTCCGACCTTACAGGATGACAAACTGTAAGAGCTAGAGGATAAAGAGCCTCTAGGGTAACAAATGCCAACAGATCCCACAAGATAAGAATGTACGTAACCTTATAGAAGCACGTGAGGGCTGGAAGATACTTGAATGTTTCAGTGGAGATACTGAAGTACTTACTGAGAGAGGATGGCAAAGATTAGATTCTTTAGATAAGTCACTCAAAGTAGCTCAGTATGATACAGAAAGTAGAGAGATCACTTTTGAAAAGCCTCTTCAGTATATTCATCATAAGGATAGAGAAACATTCTCTTATGAGGATAGACATACTTCACTATGTGCTACAGATAACCATAACATGCTCACTGTGTGGGGCAAAGATTATGATGTAGTTAAGCATAAGTTTAAAGATGTAAGATTCTCTAGAGGTAATGCTTTCATTAATGCAGGCTTCTATAATAATGGAGCTTCTAATGAATTTCAAGCTAGGTATATTGCAATGTTTACAGCAGATGGTAGTAAAGATAGAGAAGGCTATGTAACCTTCTGCTTCTCAAAAGAGAGAAAGGTTGAACGCTGTAGGTATATTTTAAATAAACTTGGTATTGAATATTCATTCAGAAAATATACAAGAAGAAGTGGTGTACTCAATTATGTATTTTATGTAGGCAAGCGTACTAATAATCTACTGAAAGGTTTTGTGGATAGAGACAAGAAACTTACAATGAACTGTATTCATAATCTTGATATTAAAGCTTTCTTAGATGAAGTACAATATTGGGATGCAACTTATACAGTAGCTAGGGGTAAACAGACAGTAAGGTTTACAACTTGTGTAAAAGAAACTGCTGAGATCATTCAACTAATGTGTAATCTACAAGGCAAGAAGTCAACCATAAGGATTGATGACCATAACAAGAAAGTCACTAATGGAAAACACAGTCGTGTATATTATCTTTCATATAAGAGACACAGAGATGATCCTCACACATTCATGAGTGGTGAAGTGGTTGATTTTACCAATCCTACTATCCAGGATGTATATTGTGTTACTATGCCTAAGGGAACAGTAGTGATTAGACACAATAGAAAGGTATCTATACAAGGAAACTGTGATTTTTCACAAATTGAGCTTCGTGTGGCTTCCATGTTCTCAGGAGATGCTAACATGCAACACGCTTATCAGTCAGGAAGTGACTTGCATAGTAAAACTACTGAATTGCTTTTTGGAGATACTTCCAGCCTTAGCCATCAAGAGCAGAAGAGGAAACGTACTGAAGCTAAATCCATGAACTTTGGGTTTTTATACGGAATGAGTGCAAAAACATTCGTAGATTATGCAAAAGGATATGGATTGAATATTACTGAAGAAGAATCAGAAGGCTTTCGTAACAACTTCTTCAAGGCTTATCCTACACTTTTACAGTGGCATGAAGATTGCAAAAATTATGCAAAAGCAAATGGATATACATGGTCTCCTATTGGAAGGAAACGATTCTTGCCTGATATCAATTCTAGCAACTTCAAGCTAAGAGGTCAGGCAGAGCGACAATCCATAAACTCAGGAGTTCAAGGATTCGCTTCAGACATGTGTACAAGTGCTCTAGCTGATATTGTGTTTAGTAAAGAGATTGACCATGATAGATGTATTGTACTAGGTTCTGTGCATGATGCTATTCTCTTTGAGATTAGAGATGACTATGTTGAGGAAGTAGTTCCTAAACTTAAGAGCATGATGGAAAACCCTTCTATCATTGAGGGTATTGACATTCCAATACCAATTATTGCTGATGCTGAAGTTGCACAAGCATGGGGAGGATAAGAATGATAATCTTAGATAAGCCTGCTTATAGGCTTGATGAATACAAAGAGATCAGAGAGGCTAATCGCAGGTTTTTCAAGATGGACCCTGAGCACTACATAGACAAGCAGAATGATTGGGAAGACTTATACACAATCTCAATCAGAGGCACTGTGTATGTAATGGATGACTTCTTTAATGGTCTCAGACATATCAGAAAACACTATGGTCAACCTGTGTCTAAGATGAGCAGTTTTGACCTAATATTTAAGACTAAACATGGACTACCTGAGGAGATTGACTACATGTACCGTAGATTCAGTAATGCCTACAAGACTGTGACTGACTACATTTCACAGACATGTTGCTTCTCTCATGTGGTCATTGATGAGCCTGAAAGGATAGAAAGGAGGATTGTTCATTATCCTGTGATTGATAGAACTGTTCCTCTTTGGTTAAGAGAGAAGATCATTTCAATCATTGATAATGGTTATGCAGAATGACTTATAATGTATTAGAGTTCTTTGATAGCCAGCTTAAGAAAGTACACAAGTTTGATACTTATGAAGAGGCTGAAAAGTTCCATGAAGAGATGCACAGAAAGACTAAAAGCACTTACTTCATTAGATATAAGATGGATTTAAACAATGTATTCTAGGAGGAATAATGGTAAACAAAAGTAGCTCAGTAGGAATTACTGAGGATATTATCACAAACATCATGCACTTGGGAGCTAGTGAGTACCACTTGGAGATCCTTATCCGTAAATATGAGGATCAGATTAAGTTTTGGTATAACCTGGATAATCCTGAGTTTCAAACTGAGGAAGATAAAGTAGCTATCTATGACACAAAAGACAAGGTGTATCAAATTACACAGCTTCTTCAGACTACTACTGAACAGCGTAGAAAAGCTATGGAATTGCTTAAGTCACAGGCTAATGAGGAAGGAAACCCTGACATGTGGTGTCTCCTTAAACACGTTCTTGTGGCAACTATTACAGCGTTTGAGGCTTGGCAAGTAGACCTAGCCAATGATAAGGTTAAGTTTGCTTTCCTTGAACAGTCACGTGTAGCAAACCAAGTTTTAGCTATCTTTTTAGGTTATGAAGTTACTCCATGTAGTGCTTGCTTAACAGATCAATTAAAAGAGGACGGGAAGTAATTCCCGTCCTGTGAGGAAAATTATGAATTACAAAGAAATTATTGAAGATTTTTTAAAAACTAAAAGTAAATCTAAACTATGTAATGAGTTAGGTATCTCACAGTACTACCTTGATAAGATCCTTCAAGGTGAGGAAGTACCTGACATGGTAAAAACTAAGATTGTCAACATGGTTGCAGATGAGACTGATGACACAGAAGATATTTTAATCACTAAGACTGAGGAAGATTTCATCCTTGATGCATCTATTGACACTTTCCCTGATAAGGTTAACCGTATCTCTTACCTGAACTATGTTCTAAATAGCACAAAAGCAAACAAAAACCACTATTGGAGACAAGTGCTTACTAAGAATGGATCTAGCACAGAAGAGGAAACTGTGGATCAACTAGAGCGTATGGTAAACGCTATCCTGAAAGGTAACTGGAAAGTCTCTGAAGAGGATGTACCTTACATGATTAAGCTTCCAAGTTACCACTACTTAACTAAAATGGTTGATGGATCTACAGGGTGGTCACTTGCGAAAAATTCAAACACTGTGGTAGGAAGTAGCAAAGATGAATTGCTTAAACAATATCCTGAGTATGAAGACTTTATTGTGCAAGAGCCTCTTAATGTTGTGAGCTTTAAACCACAAGGTGAAAAGAGTAAACGCTTCACACCTAGCAGAAAGAAAGGCTTTGTGATCAAGGAACATGCAACAAAAAATTATTAATTATGTTCTCTTCTTTGGATTCCTACTGTTGACTCTTTGCTGTTATACCACTGTGATCTCACAGAAGGCTCAGATTGAGAGTTTAGAATACCAGGTGGGTAAACTTAAGGGTGAAGTAAAACAGAACCATGAGGAGCTTAATAGCAAGGTCTATTCACTTGATATGAGATTCAAGGACATGGTTTATTATTTGGAAAATGGAGTAAGTAGAGGTGGATAATGACAACTTATAGTGTAAGTCGTGTAAAGACATTTTTGGACAATCCTTGGAAGCATTGGTGTAAATACCTAGCAGGCTACAAGGAAAAGCAAGATCCTGAAGTAACACAGTACATGGATCGTGGAACATACTTCCATAGGGGCATGGAGCTTTTAGCACAAAGTAAAGGTAAAATGACTCAGGAAGAGTTGTATGCTAAGCTACGTGAGATCTATGCAGAATCAGGTTTCTTAGAGGAAGCTAAACTTTCAGGTGAGCTTGCTATTGATCGTTACCTTTCAGAAGGTGAGCCTGTAGACTTTGAGAAAATCATTGAAACTGAGCATCAAGTGTACTTTGACCTCCCTAATGGACACCAGTTCACAGGTATCATTGATGCTGTTATTCAGAATGATGATGGAACTGTGACCATTGTTGATTATAAGACTCACTCTACAGCTCCTACAGATGATGAATACCGCTATAGCCTTCAAGGTAACTTGTATATGTATGTGTATACACAGCTAGGTTACAATGTACGTGATATGATCTTTGATTGTGTGAATCCTAAGATTAAGCTCACAGGAAGAAACTACAAACGTAAGACAATCCGCCTTGTGTACAATGAATATCGCACTAAGGACTTCTTTGATCAGTTTGTACATCTTGTAGACCTAATTGAGTCTGATCCTGAGTTTAAGCTGTACATTCCAGGAAAAAGTGGACATAAGCCTGATGCCTATGATTACCTCTATAAAGTGTATATTGGTGAGATGATGGAAGACCTAGATGAATTTATTGAGAAAAATTTTCAAAAAAGGGTTGACAGTCCAACCCAAAAATGATAGAATAACTTTGTTGGGTTATCCAGCAATACACTATAAGGAGGAATCAAATGATTAGGTTCATTTGGGCACAGGATGCTAATGGTTTGATTGGAAGTAAAGGAAAGATCCCTTGGTACAATCGAGATGATCTTAACTACTTCAAGAATCAGACAACAGGTGGCATTGTAGTCATGGGAAGCAGGACTTGGTTCTCTCTAGGATGCAAACCACTTAAGAATCGTCATAACATTATCCTGACAAAAGAGGATGACATTAAAGGTTATGACCAAGAGAATGTCTACATTGCTCACACAGCAGAAGAAGTCATTGAGATCTATGAGAACTCTAGCCTAGATCTTTGGATCATTGGTGGAGCTATGACTTATAAGACTTTTGAGCCTTGGTGTGAGGAAGCTGTGGTAAGCACAGTGGAAGGTGAGTATGAAGGAGACACTTACTATAAGGGTCTAGTGGATAAGCTCACTGAGGAGAATGTAGTAGTTACAATGAAAGGTGATGGTTTCACAGTGAAACATTATAAGGTGAAATGATGGTAACACAAGATGCTTGTATCTTTCTATGTATTGTATGTTCATTTCTAACAGGGGTTCTTTGCTACTTTATTGGAAAATGGGATAAAGAAGATAAGCATACAACTATAAAAGGTACAAAACTAAAACTCATTGAAGGTATTGATGGAGTTACATCAGTACAGCTTACTCCTATCCGTTATGTAGAACTTCTCACAAAAGAAGAAGAGTGTAATGAGTTGAAACTAGCTATCAAGAGGTTTGCAGATGAAACTCCTAAAGGAACTTAAAGATTTAATTTCCCTTATGGGATGTATGATTGTATCAGTAGCTTTACTAGCTATCACAACTAAGCTTATAGCTATTGTATGGAACTTTATTATGGCATGGTGACATGATGAAAGAAGATATTGTAAACCCAAAGCGTTACACAGGAAACAAACTAGAGTGCTGGGATTTTTGGATTGTAGCTAAACTCAATCCTCTAGTAGCCTCTGCTGTTAAGTATGTGTGGCGATATAAAGATAAGAATGGAGTAGAGGATCTTAAAAAGGCTCTTGTGTTCTTAGATAAAATGAAGAATACACCTCAGGAAGCTCTCTACTTTGAAAAAGGTGAGTTCTTTGCATCAGAAGATCTACTTGAAAGTATGAGTGATACTCAGAGATTCATTGTAAACACATCTGTGCAAACAACACATGAAGATTTATATAAGGTAGCTATTAGTGATATGGAGATTGCTATTAACTACTTGATTAAAACAGAATATGGAGATGAAAGTGACTAACACACAATTATTAATTTTTATCTTACTATTGCTTAATTTTCTCTTGGATCTCTACTACTTCTTTGAGAAGACAAGTAAGAAAACAGTTAAAATTAAGTATAAAGACAATGTAGCACACCTTGTGGATCTCACAAAAGGTGATTGGATTGATCTAGCCTCACCTAAAAGTATTGTTTACAAGAAAGGTGACTTAGTTCAGGTTTACTTTGGAGTAGCTATGGAGTTACCTTCTTACTATGAAGCTCATATTGCACCAAGATCAAGCCTATTTCAAAACACAGGCTTGCTTCTCACAAATGGTGTAGGAGTTATTGATAACTCTTACTGTGGTGATGAAGATTATTGGGGAGCTAAGTTCTATGCTACACGTGATGGACTCATTGAAGAAGGACAGCGCTTGTGTCAATTCAGAATTATTGAAAACCAACCTAATATTCATTTTAAAGAAGTTGACCACTTAGGTAATGAAAACCGTGGTGGTTATGGAAGTACAGGAAAGTAGGAACACATGAAATTACAAAAACTAACTAAAATTAAATTACACACACTAACCACATTCTATGGTGAGCCTGGGAGTTCAAAGACTACCTTCATCAACACGCTCCCTGGAAGTGTACTAGTGATTGATACTGACCGTGGATTGGCTTCAGTATCTCCTGATGATCGTTTTGCTGTAGCAGAATGCCACACATGGGATGATGTAGTGGAAGCTATGAACTTTGCTAAAGGCTTTGATAGCATTGCTGTGGATCACTTCACAGGAGTTCAAGAGCTTCTTTACAAGCACCTTATGGAAAAGGCTTCAAGCAAGAAGATGACTCTTCCTATGTATGGTGAAGCATCAACTATCCTCAAAGGACTTATTGACGAGCTTGTGGCTATATCTTATGCAGGTAAAAATGTATATGTTATCTGCCAACAAAAATCTGTCAACCTTGAAGATGTTGTAGATGAAAACATTCCAGCAACTATCATCCCTAACTTGATGGAAAGTGTAGGTAAGTACCTTACAGCATCAAGTCGTGTTATTGGACACACAGAGCGTATCACTAAGTCTAAAGTTGTTAAAGGAGTTAAGAAGACTAAGGACTTCTATCAAGTCCGTCTTTCAGGAAACCCTGCATACAACTTGAAGGTAACTCGCAAACCTGGACTAGCAATTCCTGAGACTGTGACTAACCCTACTTGGGAAACAATTGTAGGATACACAGATGGAACAACACAAGCTAAAGAAGCTAAATCAAAAGAAGCTAAAGAAGAAACTAAGGAAACAAAAGGAGAATAACTATGTCAAAACTATCATTTAAAGCAAAAGCACCTGAAGTCCGTGAATTTATTTACACACCAGGACGATATGAAGTACTTGTGGAAGCTGTAGAGCAAGGAACTAACCAAAACACAGGAGCACTTTTCTACAAGTTTGTGCTTCGTGGTAACTTTGGTGAAAACCTTACAATGTTTAACTTGTTTGTACGTGACAACACTTATGGACAAGAACAACTCTACAAGATCATTGAAGCTGTAGGTCTTGATCCTAACTCAGATGATATTGACACAGATGATATTGTAGGTAAGTACATGGGAGTTGAGATCAAAGAAGGTGATCCTTACAATGGGAAACGCCAATTCAATGTACGTGACATCTTTGCTCTTGATGAAGAGGAAGAAGAAGGCTCAACAGACTCGGATGCAGATGATGATTGGGCAGATGCAGAATAATTAAGTGGTATCCCTAGTGGATACCTTACACAGAGTAGCTAGGATATCCTTATAGATTACATTTTTATTTTGATTGCCAGCATTTGTGATTCCCACACTAGCTACTCTCTGTAAGGTATTTACTTTTTTGACAAGCCTAGTTAGTACAAAAAGACTTTCCATAGATATTTCTACACCCAAAGTTATTCTCACGATTTATGTTACTATATATTTTTTGATTTCGCTTCTATTACCCAACTAACTAGGCTTCTTAAAGGAGTAAATATGAATAAACTTGAAGAGTTTAAGCTCTATGTGTTAAAGCGTAGAGATGCCTTTGAGCACAAGTACAGAATAGGTAACAAGACTGTGGGAGATCTTTACAGATATGATCTTCCTAACAATCTAAAATACCTTGATGACATGTCTCAAATGTTTATTAGAACACTAAACACAGCTAGAGTACCCCTTAGGGATAAGCTTCTTACTGTGTATGTGTATCGTTACATAGGTCATGAAAAGTATGTCAGAAGATGTACTAATGAACATGATGTTGTGACTATACACCAGCTTGAAAAGATAGCAACTAAGCTTAACTCAGCTAAGGCTAAGCTCTCTCCTAACTACAAGTCTCCTGCTATTCAGGTAATGACTAGAGAGCTTAATAGAGGAGAAAGGTTTCTTGCTTCCTGTGCAGATTTCATTGACAAGCTTCCTGATGATCTATTCTATGGATGGAAGTGTAGTGAGATCTATAGATACTATAATAAGAAGTGTGATGTGTATGGACTGAGTAAGTTCACAGCTTATAACCTAGCTACTGACCTAGCTTACATTAATGAGCTACACATTGAACTAGACTTTATTAATGGATGCTCACCTAGCATGAGAAAGATGTACCTTGAAATTGTAGAGAAGGATAGGTTTAATGCACAAGAGTATAAGAAGTTTGCTATTGACTTCATGAAGTGGTATCTAGATCAGCCTTTTGCAGATAGCAAAGAGAGGATCATTACCCCTAATGATGTAGGACACATGCTTGTAGCTTACTATAAGCTCACAAGAGGTATGTGCAAGATTAGATACCCTAAGAAGACTAGGGTTAAAGTTAGTGACTTGGTAATATCAAGGAGTATGTATGAATTTTATAAAGGTGTACCAAGTGAAACTGATTGATGAGCTTGGTAATTGTTACTATGATGAAACCATCTGTGGCTTTAAGAAGAGACAGAAGTTCATCAAGAAATGGTCAGGAGATGATCAAATTACTAGAGTTCAAAAAGGTGATATAACTATTTATATAAAGAACTGTGGAGAGGAGTTATGGTCGTATGAATGTTGATATTGAAAAGGTAAAGTTAGCAGAAGAGCCTAAATCATCACCAGCTAAGGCATCTGATGAGTATATCAAGCTAGAAAGAGAATTTGACAAGCTTACTGAAGCTATTAAGCTTTCACATAGCACAAGAGAAAGAAATGCTATGAGAGCAAGAAAAAAGAAGATCCGTGAACAACAGAATCTTCTTTACTATCAAATGCTATACTCAGGCTACATTGAGTACACTCAGACTGTGCTAGGGTTATCTACACCACAAGCACTGTACAAGAGACTCAAGAAACATAAGAAAAAATAAGAGAGCAATTAAGCTCTCTTTTTATTTTGGACAATTACAGTCATCCTTAGGAAGCTCTGTAAGTTTCAAACATTCAGGAGTATCTTGTGCATCCATTACAGGAGTATACTCTAGCTTGAATTGGTGTACACGGAAGACACCTGAAGAAGAGTTAGCAGGCTCTACTCTCACCTTTACGTGCTGTCCAGCAGGAACAATAATACTATCAGACATCTCCATAGCACCA